GTAGGAAAGAAAGTATTAGTAGAAGGTGTTAGTGTTGGAGTGGGAAGTACAGGAAAGGGTTATAATAGTGCAAATTATGATTATACTTTATTTGAAATCTTGGCTACAGATCCTAATATTGGAGGAACTTTAGGAACTGTAAGATATAACATATCTGATCTTATTACTACTGGAGAAATTCCTGGAACATTTGAATCAACTCTTTCCTTTGGAAAAATAATTCCAGAAAGTTATTTCCCTATTTTTAAAACCACCTTAAAGGAAAATGATTTTGAAATAGGTGAAACTATAATTTCTGGAGATGTAGAGGGGGTTTTAAACTCTTGGAATCCTGCAAGTGGATATCTTAAGATATCTGCTGCTTTAGATTTTGAAGTAGGAGAATCTATCATAGGAAGATCTTCAGGATCAAAAGGAACTATTGTTGAAACTACATCTTATAATTCTCTATATGATGTAGAATCTACTGCAGTAGTTGAGGAAGGATGGAAAGATAATACTGGATTTTTAAATGATAGTTTACAAAGAATTATTGATAGTGATTATTATCAATATTTCTCTTATTCTTTACAATCAGAAGTACAGTATGAGAAATGGAAAGAAGTAGTATCTACTTTAAATCACACAGCAGGATTTAAAAAGTTTAGTGATCTTATAGTTAAGAGTGAAACTAACGTTGGTTTTAATACAGTTCAAAGTGAAAGTAATTTTGAAGTTGTAACTGATTTGATTGCAGTTATGGATATGAATACTGTATTTGATTTTGATCTAGTAAGAGAAAAAACTTTAAATATAGATTCTAAAATAATCTCAGATGAGCTAGTCTTTGAATCAAAAATCCTTCAAGATTATAGTGAATCTGTTGGAAACAGAGTATTAACTATTGATGATATTAGTGGAGATTTTAATGATAATGCTAGAACAGATGCATTTATGTCTGTTGATACTTTTAATTTAGCAAGTATAAGATATAGGAAATATTTTACTTATGTAAGAGATAAGAGATATACTAAAGAAAGACAAATAATGATAGTTTCATCATTGCATGATGATGTAGGTAACATTTATATTAACCAATATGGTAGAGTTGAAACTCCTAGTGACTCAGGTGAATATGGTAATGATCTAGGTTCATTTGATATGGATATTTCTGGTGATGATGGAAGACTTCTTTTCTATCCTACAAAATATCAATATAACAATTATGATGTTTCTAATGTTGCATATAATATTTCTGATAGCACAGGTATTTCTACTACCTCAGTAGGAATTGCTTCTACTGGATTGGGTGGAATTGTTAATATTGTTAGTAGTACTACAACTATACCTTTAGGTATCACCACACAACATAATATTGTATCTTTTGCCACTACTTATAGAGCATCTAAAGTTTTAGTATCATATGCTGCTAGTGATTCTTCATATTTTGAGCATGATGAAATAACTTTAATTCATGATGGAACAAACGTAGATCTGGTTGAATATGGACAATTGAATACAGATAACTTAGGAAGTTCTGCTGGTACTCCTGGTCTTGGAACTTATAGTGCATATATTGCTGGTTCTAGAGTTCATTTGGATCTTCATCCTAGTGTGTCTACTGCAAGCACTTATGTTGCTAATACTTTGCATGTTGACTTTGGAAATGCATCTTCTGCTGGTATTGGAACTACTACTTTAGATACTGCACAATTAGATTCCAAGTATACTGCTATATCTTCTAGTGGTTCTCCATCTGCTACTACAGTAGCAACATATGACCATGAAACTTATACAGGTGCTTATTATATCATATGTGTTGAAGACACTACTAATAGTCAATATCAAGTATCTGAAGTAATTCTAATAGATGATGGAACCACTGCTTATGTTACTGAATATGGTATTAATCAGACTGTAGGTAATCTAGGAGATTTTGAAGGTAGTCTTTCTGGAGATACAACTAGTTTAACATTTACACCATTAGCAGGTGCTAATGTTCAAGTTAGAGTATTCCAGAATGCTTTAAGAATGAGAGATGAGAATAATACTGTTACTGAGATTGATCTTACTACTGCCACTATTGATACTGGTTATGGTGCTTATACTGCTACTGAAACTGATATTAAACGAGCATTTGAACTTAACCATAGACAACTTCCAATATTTAAGAGAGACTTTGTAGGAAGTGCTACTACAGTAATTAGTCTTGCTGAAGATACTGTTAGAATTCCTGATCATTACTTTGTGACTGGTGAACAATTATCTTACAGATATACTGGAACAGGAACTACTTCTGCAATTGAAATTGAAGAACAAGCAATCACTGGATATGGTACTACAGATAAATTACCTTCTACAGTATATGCAGTTAAGGTTGATGATTCTACTCTTAGACTTGCTACTTCAGCAGAGAATGCATTAAAGACCACTCCAACTTATTTGGATATTACTGCTGTTGGAGTTGGTACTTCTCATTCATTTACTTCTACTAAGCAAAACTCAAGATGTATATTGAGTATTGATAATGTAATTCAATCTCCTATTGTTGCTACTGCAGTTACTACAATTATTAGTGGTGATTTATCATCTACCTCAGACACAATAAGACTTGCTGGTGTTACGTCTATTACAGGTGGTGACTTGTTAAAGATTGGTGATGAGATTATGAAGGTTGATTCTGTGGGATTAGGAGCAACTAATATTTTACTTGTTACTAGACCTTGGATGGGAACTCAGGTTTCTTCTTATGATGATGGAACTCTAGTTACAAAGGTAGAAGGTAATTATAATATTGTAGATAGTACTGTTAACTTCTTTACTGCTCCTGTAGGATTAACACCAATATCAACTACTACTAATGAACCAGATGAAAGGGATTGGGTTGGGGTTGCTACTCATTCTACCTTTAATGGAAGATCATTCATGAGATCTGGTATCACTAATAGTGCTAGTGAACCATACGCTAAAAACTATATCTTTGATGATATCTCTGGCAACTTTACTGGATTAACAACTGAGTTTACTTTGAAATCTGGTGGAAGTGACATAGCAGGATTCTCTACTAGTAATGCTATAGTTCTAGTTAATCAGATAACTCAAGGACCACAAAGATATACTGGTAGTGTTGCTGTTCCTGGTGATTATACTTTAATAGAAGGTGGTGTTGGTATTAGTAGTATTCAATTCACTGGATCTATAGCATCAGTTACTTCAGATCCTAATAGTTCTAATGTACCTTTAGGTGGTGTTATTGTATCTGTTGGATCTACAGAAGGTGTTGGTTATCAACCTTTAGTTTCTGCTGGTGGTACTGCTGTTGTTTCTGGATTAGGAACTATTAGTTCTATTAGTATTGGTAATAGTGGATCTGGATATAGAACTGGTATTCAAACTGTGGTAAATGTAGGAGTTCAGACATTAAGCACTGGAACTCCTAATATTGAATTTATTGGTACTGCTGCTATAAGCAATGGTAATATTGTAAGTGTTGCTATTACAAATCCTGGCACAGGATATACATCTACTAATCCACCTTTAGTGGTTGTGGATGCTCCATTATCTTATGATAATATGCCTTTATTCTATACTTCATCTTCTAGTGGAGTTGGATCTGAAGCACGTGCTAATGTAGTAGTTGGTTTAGGTGGTAGTGTAATAGATTTTGAAGTTACTAATGAAGGATATGGTTATGGTGATGGTGCTGTATTAACAATTGGAGTTGGTGGAACAGTAGGTATCCCAACTGCAGGTGCTTCAACATTTGATGAATTCCAGTTAACAGTTCAAGAAGTTATTAGTGATAGTTTTGCTGGTTGGACTGTTGGAGATTTCCAAGTTCTAGATCCTTTAGATTCCTTATTTGATGGTAAAACAATTTCATTTGCTTTAAATTTAAATGGTGCTCAACAAACTATTCAATCCAAACCAGGATCAAACATAGATGTTGAGGTTGCACTCTTAGTATTCATTAATGATATTCTTCAGGTTCCTGGAGATGGATATGAATTTAAAGGTGGTAGTTTTATTACCTTTAAAGAACCTCCTAAAGTAGGAGATACTTCTAAGATAATTTTCTATCAAGGAACTGGAGCAGTGGACGTTACTAATGTTGATATTCTAGAAACAGTTAAGAAAGGAGATGAAATTAAACTATATGATCAGGACCTTTCATTAGAGGAGAATAAGAGAACAGTTACAAGCATCAATGCTTCTGACAGTCTTAATACTAATCTATATGCTGGTCCTGGTATTACTACCAATGAGACTTTCCAAAGAGCTGCTACTTGGTCTAGACAAACTGAAGATAAATTTATAGATGGAAATGCAGTAACTAAGGATAGACCTCATTATGAACCTTTGATTTATCCTAATACTAATATTATTCAAACTGTTGGGGTTGGATCTACTGTAATATTTGTTTCTAATGTAAGAACTTTCTTTGATAATTCCAAAGAAAATTACACTGGACAAACTGATATTAGAATTATATCCCAAGACAGTATAGTAGGAGCATCTGCCACTGCTTTAGTTTCTGCAGCAGGTACTATAACATCCTTTGATATCACCAATCCTGGTGTTGGATATACCATAGCACCTACAGTATCAATCAGTCTTCCTATAGGATTATCTACTTCTCAAGGTGCTCAAGCAACTTCTAGTATAAGTGGAGTAGGAACTGTGAATGCTATTACAGTTTCTTATGGAGGAACTACCACTGGTTTTGCATATACAAATGTAAGTGCTCCTGCAGTTTTAATTGGAGAACCTAAAGTAGTTTCTTCTATTGAAACTATTGAGGATGTTGGATATACAGGTGATTTTGGTATTATATCTGGTATTTCTACCACCTCAGTGGGAGTAGCATCTACTGGTATTGTCTTTGATTTACTTCTTACAAAAGAATCATTATTCAGAGATGCTTCTATAGTAGGAACTGCTATCACTGTAAGTGGAATTGCCACTGGATATTATTTCACAGTCTTTAATTCTAATGTAGGTAATGCAGTAACTTCTCTATATCAAGATGGAACTGTGGTTGGAATAGGAACTTCCTTCCTAGATAATGTATATGAAGTTGCTAATGTTTCTATAGCACAGACTATAGGACTGGGAATAGGGCAAACTTATGTTGCTCAAGTAACAGTAAGTGTTCAAGATTATAATGGGTTAACTGGATTGGGATATAGTGAATTCTTTGGTGAATATAGTTGGGGAAGAATTACTACTGCTCCTAGAGGATCAGCTAGAGAATTTACCTCCTATGCTGGTGATAGTAATGGTTTAGTTGGTATTACGACTTCTCCTATAATTGAAAGAGTTAATCCGTTAAGATACTTAAATTATAATTCATAAATAACTAAAAATCTGCAAAAATGTCTGCAATTATAACTGATCAACTTAGAATATTGAATGCGAAGAATTTTGTGTCTGCTGCAACTTCTTCAGTTAATTCTTATTATTCTTTTGTTGGTTTACCTAATCCTAGTAACTATTCATCTACTTGGGATGCTAATCCACCATCCCCTAAGGATAGTTTTGATCAAGAAGATGATTATTGGGATACTATGATTGCATTGAAGAAGATTACTTCTTCTGATGTACGTAGGGTAGTAAATAAACATACATGGACATCAGGTATAACTTATGACATGTATAGAGGTGATATTAGCAGAACAAATACAGCAAAACCATCTGGCGCAACTAATTTATATTCAGCAAAATATTTTATAGTAAATGAAGATTTTAAGGTTTATATTTGCTTGCAGAATGGAACAGATCCAGAGAACGTATCAGGCAGACCTTCTCTAGACCAACCCACTTTTACAGATTTAGAACCAAAGGCAGCAGGTGATAGTGGTGATGGATATATTTGGAAATATCTTTTTACTATTAAGCCAGGAGATATTGCAAAATTTGATTCTACTAATTTTATGCCTGTCCCTGATGATTGGGAAACAAGCACAGCAAATGCTGCTGTAAGAGATAATGCTTCAAGTAGTGGACAATTAAAAATTATTACTATTACTAATAGAGGAGCAGGTATAGGAACTGCTAATAGAACTTATACTGGTGTTCCTGTGAGTGGAGATGGATCTGGAGCAGAAGCAACTATTGTTATTAACAATGATTCTAAAGTAGAATCTATAAACATAGCAAAAGGTGGATCTGGATACACTTATGGAAGTGTTGATTTAGTTTCTGGTGGAGTTCCTACAGGAACTACATCTCCTATATTTAATGTAATTATTCCACCTCAAGGTGGACATGGAGCAGACATTTATAGGGAATTAGGTGCAAATAATGTTTTAGTGTATTCTAAAATTGAAAATGACACAGAAAACCCTGATTTTATTACAGGAAACCAAATTGCTAGAATTGGAGTTGTAGAAAATCCTGAAGCATATGATTCAACTTCAAATTTAACTCTTTCTAAAGCTAGTGCTCTTTATGCTTTAAAACTTATTGGAGCAGGATATACCACTGCTACTTTTGATTTGGATGGTCAAGTAACTCAAACTGTGGGGGTAGGATCTACTGCAGTAGGTAGAGTAGTTTCTTATGATCAAACAACTGGTGTTTTAAAGTATTGGCAAGATAAGAGTTTAGTTGGATTTAATACTAATGGTTCTTTAAAAACTGACCCTACTTATGGGTATTCATTACATGCATTTACTGCTACTCCCACTACAGGAGGATCTGTTAATATAGCAAGTAATGAGGGTACTTTAGGAATAGATACTAATTTTGGAACAACTGGTAGTCCTGGTATAAGTACTGTAATAAATAATAGGACATATTACCTTGGACAGAGTTTTACACAAGGAATTTCTAATCCTGAAGTTAAAAAATACTCTGGAAATATAATCTATGTTGATAACAGACCTGCTATTACTAGGTCTGCTAACCAAAGAGAAGATATCAAAGTCATTTTGCAATTTTAAAGACTCATGCCACAGGAAACAAATCTAAACGTCGCTCCTTATTTTGACGATTTTGATCCATCTGATTCGACTAAAAATTATTGTAAAATATTATTTAAACCAGGACTTCCAGTACAGGCTAGAGAATTAACTGGAATTCAATCTATCCTTCAGGATCAGATTGAAAAATTTGGAAGTCATATTTTTAAAGATGGAAGTTCAGTTACTGGTGGTGGTGTTAGATGGAATCCAGGATATACTTCAGTTAGGATTCAGAGATTTAATGAGGGTATAGATGTAGATTCATATCTTTATAGGTTAAAGGGAGAAGTAGTAATTGGTAGTGAGTCTGGTGTAAAGGCAAAAATTAAAGCTAGTGTAACAAGAAGTGATTCTTATATTCTTTATATTTCCTATTTAAATACTGGAGGAGAAGATAATCAATCTTTTGTTGCTGGAGAAAGTTTACTATTAGATAATAATATATTAACTATAAGTGATGATAAAGTATTTCAACCAGGAGAAGCAATTGCTCAAACAACCCCTACAGATGCTGTATTCAGCGGATGTGGTGCTCAACTCTCTAATGGAATTTATTTTATAAGAGGATACTTTATAGAAGTACCTGAACAAACTATTTCTATTAACCCTTATACACATATTATCAATTGTAAAATTGGATTAGAAGTATCTGAAACAATTATTGGTCCAGATTTAGATAGCAGTTTAAATGATAATGCTGCTGGATATAGCAATTATACAGCTCCAGGTGCTGATAGATTAGATATATCAGCAAAATTGGTAGCTATTCCCATCACAGAAAATAAAATTTCTAATTTTATAGAAATGATGGAAATTAGAACAGGTAAAATTGCATCTGTTACTAATAACAATCCACAATATAATGAATTGGCTGAAGAATTTGCTAGAAGGACTTATGATGAGTCTGGTAACTATTACGTTAAACCATATTCTATTACTCCTAGAAATACTTTAAATGATTATGAAGGAAATAATGGTCTTTTTTCAGCAGATCAATCTACTTATAACAATGATGTTCCTAGTGAAAATTTAGGAACTTATAAAATTTCTCCAGGAAAAGCATATATTAAAGGTTTTGAAGTAGAAACTGTAGTTCCTTCATTTTTAGATTTTCAAAAACCTAGAACTACCAAAACTTTAGAAAATCAAAGTATAAATTATGTTACTGGTCCTACCTTTACTTTAAATAGAGTAACTGGTGCTCCTCAAATAGGAATAGGTACTGATTATACTGTAAGTTTAAGAGATCAGAGAGTAGGTGCTGCTGCTACTACTGCTGCAGGACAAGAAATTGGTTTAGCTAGAGTCTATGATTTTGCTTTAGAATCTGGTTCCTATGATGCTTCTAATTCAAATATAAATGAATGGGATATTTCTTTATATGATATTCAAACTTATACTAATATAACTTTAAATACTGCTGCTACCTTACCTGTTCCTACTCACATTAAGGGAAAATCTAGTGGTGCTACAGGATATTTAAGATATGAAATAAACGCTGGAACTGCTCTAACTGCATATAACACTAAAGGTGAATTTATTACAGGTGAGCAATTTATTTTTAATGGAGTAGAGAGTGGAAATATCTCAGTAGGATCAACTGCATATAGCACTAGTGATATTAAATCTATACGTGGAACAGTCAGTACAGCAAATACATTTAGTGCTGATGTGAAACAAACTCCTATAGTTACTATAGGACAAGTTAATGTTAGTGCTGCTACCACTTCAGGATCATCTGCAGGAATTGCTACAGTTACAAGTACTGACCCTAACAAATTCTTTAGTGGTATTGCTACTGTTGGAAATATTGTAGAATACACTAATACTAGTATTAGTGGAGTTAATACTATTTCTTATGCTAGAATCACAGGAGTTTCTCAGAGATCATTAACTCTAGCAGGAGTTACCACTGTTGCTGGTATTTGTGAAGGGGGTTTACCTACTATAATTGCTGGAGATAGTAATTCTGGAGCAATCAACCCCTCTAACTTTAAGATACTTACATCTCAGTTCCAATCTTCTACTGATAATAACTTATATACTGCTCTTCCTAATAAGAATATATCTAATGTAGATCTAACAGGATCATCAATTGTTATTAGAAAGGAATTTGATGTATCTATTACTAATAATTCAACTGGAGCTGTAAGTAGTGGAAGTGTTGATGAGACATTTTTACCTTTTGATGAAGAAAGATATGTTTTAATTAGAACTGGAAATGGTGTAGATGATTTTGGAGGAACAGAATCACTCTCAGCAGATAAGATTAACTTTAATACAGGATCTACTGAAATTACAATCAATGGTTTGGGTAGCAATAGTGCTGCTAAGTTGATTGCTACTTTGAGAAAAATTAATGTTAAGGAGAAAATTAAAGAAATAAAGAAAATTAATACTTTAACAGTAGTAGGATCAGCAAATTCAACATCTGGTATTGGAACTACCACATTAAATGATGGTTTAACATTTAATGAGGTTTTTGGAACCAGAGTTCAAGATGAAGAGATTTCTTTAAATGCACCTGATGTTATAAAATTACATGGTGTATTTGAATCCAGTGATTCAAGTGCTCCAGTTTTCCCTAAAGCAACATTATCATCTATTAATAGTTCTACAGCCAAGACAGGAGATCTATTGATTGGTGAAAAATTTGTTGCAAGCACAAGTAAATTTACTGGAATTTACGTTAGTAAAGATACTGATGCTGTTATCAATTATATTAAATTAAATGATGCTACTCTTAAAACAGGAGAAACTCTTACATTCCTAGAATCAGGAATTACTGCTACTGTAGCGGCGCTTGCATTAGGATCTAATAATATTACTGAAGAATTTACATTAGACAATGGACAAAGAGATACCATCTATGATTATTCTAGACTGGTAAGAAAACCTGAGTATGATGCTCCTTCTAAGCAATTAAATATTGTCTTTGAATCTGCCTATTTCACATCATCAGATGGTGGAGATGTGACCACAGCTAGTTCTTATGATAATTTTGATTATAAGAACTTACCTAAAATTAATGATGACAGAGTTAGTGATATTATTGATATAAGACCTAGAGTTTCTGATTTTTCAGGTACTTCACGTTCTCCTTTTGAATTCTTAGGTAGAAGTTTTACTGCTGATGGAAATTCAGCTAAAAATATCTTAGCTTCTGATGAATCTAGTTTATTGGGATATTCTTATTATTTACCAAGATATGATAAAATTTATTTAAGTAAAGATGGGTTATTTGAATTAGTTATAGGAACTCCTTCAGAAAACCCAGAATGGCCTAATGTAATTGATGGGGCATTGGAGATTGCTTCTATTAAATTACCAGCTTATCTTTATGATATAAATGATGTCAGCATATCTCTTGCTACCTATAAGAGATATCAGATGAGTGATATTGGTAGGTTAGAAAATAGAATTGAAAATTTAGAGTTTTATACTTCATTATCTTTATTAGAAGATAAAACTTTGAATATGCAGATTACTGATGTAGATGGATTGAATAGATTTAAATCTGGATTCTTTGTGGATGATTTCTCAGACACAGAGCATCAACTTAAGAAGACAATAGTAAAGAATTCCATTGATTATAAGAATGGAGAATTACGTCCATCTCCTTATACTACAGAACTTGATCTTAAATTAGACTTGAATAGTGCTAATGGAGTCACTCAAACTGGTAGGGTATTAACTTTAGATTATGATAATGTAGAATATGTTAATCAACCTTTTGCTACAAGAGTTGAGAATGTTACTCCTTATCTTGTAAATTACTATAGTGGAACTATAGATTTCCTTCCATCATCTGATGTATGGGTAGATGAAGTTGTACTTACTGCTAAGAATGAAGATCTTACTACTTATACTGAAGATAAAGAGCAGTTAAGTGCCTCTGAATTTGATTCAAGGACTGGATATGGTCCAGTAACTTGGGGTGGTTGGAATGAGAATTGGTCAGGAAATACAGGAACTGCTACTAGAATAGCAACTAAGAAATTAGTTAAAGAAACATTTAGTACTAGAAATGAAGGTCCTAAGGTAGTCAACACTCAACTAGCTTCTCATATGAGATCTAGAAATATTAAGTTTGATACTCAAAGATTAAAACCACAAACTTCAATTTATGCTTTCTTTGATGGTCAAGATATAAACAAATATATTATTCCTAAACTTTTAGAAATTACAATGACTACTGGAACATTTGCAGTAGGTGAAACTGTTATAGGAACAGATAGTAATGGAAAAGAATTTATTAGGTTTAAAGTAGCACAGGCTAATCATAAACGTGGACCTTTTGATGCTCCTACCACAACTTACAAGAATAATCCTTACTATCAATTTACTCCTTTATATAAAGGATTAGCAATCTTAGTTGATAGTATTGTTCCACTTCAATCAGATGCTGCTTCTACAGATTCTTCTCCTTCAGGAGAAGTAGTAGTTCTTCCAGAATCATATTCTTCTACATCTAGCATTCTTAATATAGATATGACTAGTTTGGCTGATAAATCAGATAATACTTATTATGGATATGTAGAAAAGGATCTTAAATTAGCAGGTCAAACTTCTAATGCTCAAGCAAAGGTATCTAATCTAAGACTTAGAAGTGATAATGTTGGTAGTGTAATTGGATCTTTCTTTATTCCTGATCCTAATGAAACTACATCTCCTAAATTTGATACTGGTAAGAAGATTTTTAGACTTACAAGTAATAAAGTAAACAGTCAGATACCTGGAAATGTTACTACAGATGCTACAAGAATATTTGAATCATCTGGATCTATTGAGACTGTTCAATCTACTATTATCAGTGTAAAGAATATTCATACTGAAATTTTAACTAGACAGGAATCTAAATCTA